GTGAGAGAATCTTTTTCAGAGTATAAAAAAACATTAGAGCAAAATCTAATGAATATCAGTTATTTATATAGCGGTGATATTATATCCTCTATAGATTCTCAATATACTGAAATTAAAGGCACTCCTCTCACATCACCGACCTTTATAATTAATAGTATTGTTGATATTTATAATAAGAGTTTCCAGTTGATGAGTGAAAAGTCAAAGGAATTTATTATACCAGAAGAAAGCATTAAAGGTAAAGGAATAGATGGTAATCTATTTGATAAGATATTTGAATTGGGTATAAAGCCTGTCTATATTTTTTGCTCAGAAAAAGGTAAAACTTTATTTGGTCAAGTATTCAAAGGTAACTCCACTAGTGCTTTACCTCCATATTTTTATAGCATAGATAAAGTGGTTGGTATCAATGTAGATATTTTCTATACACCATTAATATTTGAAGACATTGATGAGATTATTTTATATGTAGCTGATGCACCTATACAGAGTTTAGTTTATTCTATTCAGAATATGGATTATTCAATTGATTCAACTATTGATGGATTTACTCCAAATGTTCCAAACCAATGGAAACATGAGATGTCTTATAATTTATATGAGTGTAACTTTAACTCTTATAAGTTATCAATAAGAAATGTATCAAGACTTAGACAAGATAAAATTAATAGAATTTTAAATGATAATTGATTTAACTATAGATAATGAGGTTGGATATGATAATTATGTAAATGAGTATAAAATAAAAAGTGATAATCTATTACTACAGATTAATAAGATAAATGAAAGAATGAAAGTAAGATATAACTATATTGTTATACCTATGTCAATTTATAATATAATAGAATGTAGTGATTATTTTAAATCTCATATACATGAGACTGTAAATGATGAAACATTTTTAAGAAGGGTTGGCACCATAGGAGAGTTTGAATGCTACTTAGATATACATCTTCCGTCAAATGAGATTCTAATATCTTGGGACAAAGCAACATCTAGAGATTTAAAAATTGAAAGTATATTATCAAATTCAATTATTGAAAAACAAAAAAAGATTAAGGTTATACCTTAATCTTTTTTATGTTTATAGCTTTCAAATTTTGCTATTACTCTTTTATTTGTATTATCTATTGTCATTAGACTTTTTCTATCCGGCTTCATTGCTTTTATAGCACCAGCCTTAACAAACTCATCTCTTGTTACTTGAGATGTTTTACCTGTAGTTTTATCAACTAAGTGATATTCGTAGTTTTCATTAGTATCTTGTCCTAATAACTCAACACCTTTAGTATCATACTCAACCTCACCGCCTTGATTAGCAATATCAATCTTTTCTTTAAGATTATTAACAAAATCTTTAGCCATCGTTTTAAGAACATCCACATATTTTTCTGTACCATATGCAATTTTTAAGGCTGGTTTATTATACTTTAAGAAGTTGAATCCAGTTATATTTGTAATTGATGGATGACCACCTGAATTTCTAATAATAAGTTCCCAAGCCGGAATCTTAATATTACTTAAATATGTTTTCTGATCTGGTGTTAAGTCTTCAAATAACGTATCCATATCCACTCTTAGTTCTGGTTCATTAATATCAACATTAACAATTTTGCCATCTTTTTTAGCATATAAACAATCTTTATAAAATGCTTCTAAATCGCTAAATTTAAAACCAACACCTTCATATTCTTCACCTTCTGCTTTTTGCATTGCTTTCCAATCTTGAGATGTTTCAAATTCCTTTTTGATTGACTCCAAAGAAACATAAAATCTTTTAAGTATAGATTCATGTTTGGATAAAACTTCTTTAGCTATCTCACCTAAATTAATTGATTTTAATTTCTTTTCTTTGAATGGGTTACAAGATACTTGTAATAAACCCATTGGCCATGCAATACAGTTAAAGTCTGCTTCAGGATTATTTTTAAACACAACATATCTATCATATGAGCCTGGTTTAATCATCGAACCACCGCCATATTGAGTTACAATTTTATAGTCTTCATCAAAATTAACACCTTTACCGATTTTAGCACCAGTAGCCATTAAGTTTTTATGTCTCCAATTTGTAGGATCGTATTCTGTAACTTCACCTGTATTAGGATCCTCAATAAAACTATAATTTTTCATTCTACTGATATAGGCATTTAAGTTATCTGTAATTTCTTCTGGTGTCGCAAGTCTTCCTAATTTATCTGAAGTTTTTGCATTATTAATATAATGTCTAAGGTTATTAAACATTGAATATAAACTACCAGTTGAATCTAATGTTAAACATTCAAGAATATTTTTATTAATATGATTTCTTTTACCATCCAATGATTTAACAGAAATTCTTTTATTTTTATAAGCCAACAATAATCTATTAACTACAAATCCCATCATGAATCTATTTTTAGATGGTGATATGGTTCTATCCGGTGAGAATATAGCATTCTGAACATCTTCTGGTTTAATATCATGAGCTAAAAAGTTAGCAGAGTCAACCGTTTTTATTAGTTCTATATCACCGTGTGTAAAAATATCAGCATATGAAATTTCACCTGATATAGTCTCAACATTAGAACGAGTATGCTTAAAGTAAGTAGATTGTGTATCTTCTGTACCTGATTGTTTATCATGATGGTCTGATTGAATATGAAACATTGGCTTACCGTGAGCAAAGTCAACTAACACACAAAGGTTTCCTTCTTGATGATGTTTAACCGCATATTCTAATCCACCATATTGAATAATATGACAATCAACAGTTTCTATTTGATAGTAATTCTTTAAGAATTCTTTCATTGCAATTGCTGAAGTAACACCATCTAAATCTTTGTGAAAATAAATTTCAGCCTTTTTATGAAGCTTAGCTATCTTAGAGATGTTTTTAAGACCTACTTCTTCGTTTATAAAATTTTGATATTTTCTAATCATATTACTTGACATAATTTTCGTCTGTTTTTCTATATATTAATATATGGATTTGCTTATTTTCAATGTATTGTCTTTGTATAAATAGACTCGAATCCGACAGTCTGTGAGCAGCAACATCTATTATTTCTAAATACTCTTCAGAATTTATTAAATCATTTAGATACTGTGTTGCTTGCCAAATTGAAACACCAAATCTATCCCAGTCTTTTGTAATTTTAACTTCAATATATGGGACAAATCCAACTGTTATGTCACCTGGTTTAATAGGTTCATGTACATCAAACTTATAAAGTTTTTTGTGAAAACCAATATTTATTTTCCAACCACTATCAGTTAAATCTGTAAAGAAATACTTTAATTCATCTGGTGATATACCGTATTCATTTGTATAAAATTTATCTTCTATTGATTCAGATTCAAAGTATTTTAAGTATTTCATTTCTTACCAAAAGGTGTTTTTCCATAACCTTTGATAATACCTTTACCATCACCTTTAGTTTCGGTGTCAAATTTAGTATCAAAGAAGTTATTACTATCAGTAACCACTTTAACATCAGCATCTAATGTAGCATAAGGACCTAACTTTCCACTTCTATAAACGCCACCAAACATATCACCGTTTAGATATCCTTCCATAAAGTAACAGTTTGTCAAGTCAGACATCTCAACCTTACAGTTTAAAACTTTTGAATTTGTAGCAGATGATTGTTGTAATTTACACTTTGACATTTGTGAATTTTTTATTTCCGAACCGGCGAAAAAACAATCCTCAAAGATACCTTCACATCTACAATTTATTAAATCATAACCTTTAATAGTTGATGTTGTTTTCAGTGTAGCATCAACAACTTCCATAGTTTGAGTTGATGTAACATAATTAATTATACATTCTTTAAGTCCAGATGTCGAGTCAATTAGATTGTAGAGTTCAGTGTAAATATTTGGATAATATGCTGTTACTAGATCGTAACTACTTTGCTGATCTATCTGTATATGTATTGTTGGAAAATCAACAATGAAGTTGTCATACTTAGAAAAGTTCTTAAATAAAGAAATATTTGTTTCTAAATACTCCTCTAATTTATTTATATCTTCTGACGTGAAGTCTGTATCCACACTATCATATACATTAATTATAAATCTATCCATGAAATATATTAGATTTCCTATATTTTTTTCATAGTCTTTACCACCAATATATCTTAATTCAAGTCTTTGAGAATTTTTATCATTATTAATATGTAAGAAGTTTATTCCGTAGTATTTATCATTGGGTGTTCTTAGGTTATTTTTAACAGCACCAATTGGTATATTAAAGAAGTCATACTCTTTGTAAGGTATCATTTTCTTTATTGATTTCGCATATACATTATCTTTTCTTGAAGGATATACTCTATAGATTTCATCTTCATCAGTTGTTAATACTAATTTAAGTATATTTAAATCATTTAAATTCTTTTCAGCATCATTAAATGATAAGTTAAAGTGTATTGATGACTTCTCGTTTGTATAACCGTAGGTTTGTATAAATTTAATTATTTTAACTAAATAGTATTTAGCATCAAAGTAGTCTAAAGGACCTGTTACTAATTCAACCATGTTAGAACCACCTGATAAATCTGGTTCAATTTTGAAATTATTAGCATCCGGTGTAAAGTCCGAGTGATACTGTCTAAATCCCCAAACTTTAACAGGTGATAACTCTTGATTTAATAATTCAAGTGTTTTATAGTATGACAAATCTTTCATATAAAACTCAAACTCAAATCCTATTCTTGCGTTTTTGAGTTTATTTGATTGATTTAAAAACTTATCAGAGTACTTCTTCATATTCTTATATATATTAAACTTTAAGTTTCGAAATTAAAAACTTAGAGGGGTAAAGGAACTTATTATATATATTTTCAATACAATAAAAATAATCTTAAAAAGTGGAGTTTTTCTGCGTCTATTGCAAAACAAGAAAAAAGGTTGATAAGTTCATAAAAGTCAATCGAATTAAGAATAAGTACATTATTGATATTAAAAAAATAATGGAAGAGGAAGAAGTCAGCTTTAAAGATGACAAAATGTATCTCAAGGTTTTAATCTTTCAGAAAATACAACAAGCAATAGACAAAAAGAAAGACATTTACTACATACCGGATTTTGATAATGAGTTTTCAATCGAAAAACTACTCAACCTTAAAAAGATTCTTGGAGAAAATAACTTTAATGTTTTAATTTTCTACAATGAGTTCAGAAAAAACCCAGAAATAATTGATGATGTTTTTTCAAATCTTTCTAAATTTTCCAATTCACAAATAATAAGAGATTACTAATAGTTTAATATATAAATAAAATTAAATTATAGTAGTATGCCAAATAGATCTATTCTCGGTGGTTCACCTTTGGGTATAATAGGCGTTAAGAGCTGGTATGGCTCTGATGGATTATCAACATATAATGCTGGTAGAACTAGAAATATCAAGGTGCCAGAATACAACACCAATGAAACCGGTGCTGGTAAAATGGCTGGTCTATTATATGGTAATAGTTTATTTTCAGGATATAGAGTGGTTAGAGCCTGGCCTAATATTGATCCTATTGGAGAAGGAGCTTATGATACTAAAGGTACAAAGTCAGTTAAATATAATGATGTTAAAGAAAAAGACGGTACTGTAAAACCAGGTAATAACAAAGGTGACACTTCAACAAGAAGAACGTTACATAGTAACGATGTGTATGATACCAGTATATTAAATATTATAGAAAAATTAGCAGGTACCAAAGCGGCATTAAGACCTGCTGACTTTGCTTATCTAAAGAATGTTGGTGTTTATCCAAATAATAGGCTGATGATAGCAAGAAGATTTGCCGGACCATCTGACGATAATATAATGGTTCCTAAAAGAGACTCCGATTTAGGATCATTTGCGACACTAATAAGTTGGAAGGGTGAAAACGAAGATTTTTTAGATATAACGTTTGGTGAAGAATGGGTCGAGGCTCCTGCAGATTTTAAGGGTATATTAACATCACTTGGTGAGGATATTGGTTTGGGTAATTTAGGTGGTATATCTGGTGCTGCCGGTAACGCTTTACCTCTTCCTGGATTTACAGAGATATTTCAAAGACAATTCTTAGCCAGTTTGGAGTTAATTGAAAATAGTTCAAAGGATAGCATACCAGCAGGTAATCCTAACTTGATTAAACAAGCCAAGATGAGGAAAACAATTGGTTACTCAGAAGCAGGTTCAGGTCTTAAATGTACTGTTAATATTAAAATGGTTTGTGAATATGAGTTGAAGTACATATCTGGTATAGACCCAACTATTGTTTGGATGGATTTACTTGGTATGATAACTCGTTTTGGTACATCAAACAGTGAGACATATGGTTTGAGTGCAAAGGTAAGTGCTAAATTAATATCTTGGGTAAATAACCCCAATCAATTAATATCTGAGGCGGCTGATGCTCTTTCAAATGCTATTGAAGGTATTATAACTGAGATAACAGCCGCAATAAAAAAGGCATATGATAGTGCAGTCACTGCGGCTAATAAATTAGCAGAAGATGAAAAAACTCAAGAGCAGAATAAAAGTGGGGATGGGGAACCTCAAAAGGAAAAGAAAGGTTCCGAGCTAGCAATGGAAGCGGCTAATAAACAAAGAGATGAGCAAAATATTTGGGCATCTGCCTTGTCAGCTACACTAAGAGGTGTTAAAACCGCTTTATATGGTCTTCTTCAAAAGTATAGAGTTAAAATTATTGGTATAGTTAATGCTTTATCAGGTTTGCCTTCGACACCTTGGCATATTACAATTGGTAATCCTATGAGGCCAGTATTTTGTGCTGGAGATATGTTAGTTGAAAATGTTAATTTAAAACTTGGGCCGGTTTTGGCTTTTAATGATTTACCATCTTCAATAACCGTTGAGTTTAATTTAACAAACGCTAGACCTTGGGGTCTTCAAGAAATAATGGCTAAGTTTAATAGTGGTTATCTTAGAACAGTCGATGTTCAGAAGTCATTCTATGAGACGAATCAGATAAAAGTTCCTAGAAAAGATGATCCTACTAAAAGCGATAGCTATCCAGAGATTGTTGGTGTGTTACCTTTCAATGATGTTGTATATGGAACACAATCAGGGTCATCTGGTACTTCAGGTAACACTGGTAATAACTCTACTAATAACAGTACTACTCCTCAATCTGGTGGATCTGGAACAACTGGTACATCTGGTGGATCTACTGGTACATCTGGTGTGCCAAATGCAAGTGATGTTACTAAAGCAGAGAATGGTAATTTACCAAAAAATCCACCTGATACAAGAAACGCAGGTGGTTAAAAAAATAAAATAATAAATAAATGGTTGATATAAAATCATTATCTGAGTTGAAATATAATAAGGTGTCTAGAAGATTTAATCTATACACCCCTCAGTTTGTTTATACACAAGGTAACTTGAATACTTATACTGTTCAAACAGGAGAAGAAATGAGAATTGATCTAGTTATGATGTCTATTTATAATGACCCTTATGTTTTAAAAGATACAGATATTATTTTATTTTTGAACGATATCGACAATCCGTTAAATATAAATGTTGGTGATGTTATAAGATATCCTGTAGTTGAGGCTTTAAGTCAGTATAGATTTTATATTGATCCTTCCTTCAATACTGGCGAAAATGTTAGAAAACAGTTGGCTGTTCCTAATAAAACTGCTAAGAGAGATCAATCTAGAAAGAAATTTGTTGATAATGGATACGCACTTCCTCCAGTTGTTTTAGATGAGGCTAAATCTCCAGTTAGAGTTGAAGGTGATAAAATTGTTATTGGTGGATTAAATAATTAATTTTATTATGTTTGGAAATGATAAATTACTTAGAACGATTCGACTTGTTGATAATATTAAAATTGAAATATATCAACAAGGAAATAGGCGAAAATATGCCTTAATATGGACATCTATTCTTACAGAAAATAACAAGAATAAACCGGGCACACCATATGATGAGGATTTTGCACCACCATATAAAACTAGTAAGTTTGATATTGCAGATAGTGATGACACGCTAATAGAAGCGGCAATTAATCTTTATATAGAAAACTATGGTAAATCAGGTGGTTATAAACAATCACAAAGATCTTATTATAAAATAATACAAGATCCATTTAGTGATCCTTTTACTGCTAGAACTTATGGCTCTAAAACATCACCTTATTATCTAAATAATGGTTGTGTATTGACAATAGAGTGGATAGGAACTATTCCAAATCCTAATTACGAACTAGGAACATTCTCTTCCCCTGGTAGTGCCTTCCTCTACAATAAAAGTAAAGGTAATAGTAGATGGCTTTACGACCAAAATATAACATCACCTGAAGATGGTATAGGCGATCATATAACTTCTAAATGGGTTGTTCCCACAGGTGAGGTTATTAATAACTATAGAGATAGATCTGATTTACAAGAAAAGAGAGTTTTAATTACTTTACCAAATGATTCAAACGAGGACGTTAATGATGATTTAATTTGGACAAAAAACTTAATCATTGAGTCAGATAAGATAGGAGAAGCTTATAATGATTATTTTAAAAATAAAAAAGATGAAGATATAATAAAATTAATTATAGAACAGTATAAATCACAGGTTATTAGTAATTTAGGAATAAATGATTATGACTTAAAATTATGCATGCCTGATACAGAAGCCTGTTCTATAATAGAATATAAAAGTCCTATTAAAGCAAATAACAACACGGTCGATAAGTCTGTTGCTGAAGAAACTCCCGTAACTGGAACAATGTCATCAACAAAAGTTAAATTTACAATTGATGGTTTAGGTAGTGAAATAAAAGTTAAAGCAAATACTGATTTGGATATATTTACAGTTTGGGCTGGGCCAATACCTAAACCTAAAGAGCTGACTGATGAATTTGAAAATTTAGGTGACTTAGATATTGAGTATGTTGAGGGTGGATTTAAGGGTGCTGAAGAAAAGTTAGTTGAGGTCGAGTCACCATCTAAAATGCCTGAGGTTTCAAGTAGTTTAAATAATGTTCCAGATTCCTCTAGTGTATCTACATATACACCAGATCCAAATGCTAAGCCTGGAACTGTTGTTTCTCTACCTAAAGATTACTCACATACATCAGAGCAAGGTTATAACATATTGAACTCTCAATGGATTGGTGACTTAATTGCCTCGGCTAAAAGTCACATAGGACACCCTACATATGATATATCCGGAACTGAAAAAGGTAACCTAGGGTGTGCCTCAGCCGTGTCAATGATGTTTTATAGAGCATTTGGTGTGCATATGAGGGATGGTAAGCCAGTTAAAGCTAAACCTACAGACATTGGCTCATTTGGTACTAAAGGTACATCAGAAGCGGCGGGTTGGTTTGAAAATACATCTTTGTATCAGAAAATAACATGGACTGACGCTCAACCAGGTGATATAATAAATACTGCTAGAAACTCTAGCACGGATAAAGCAGGACACATTGGCGTTGTTATTGACGTAAAGGCTAAGGATGGTAGTTGGGCTATAGTTTCAAATAGTTCTAAAGGGTTTGCTGGGGGTGGTGGCGGAGCCGTTAAACAAAATTACTCAGTTAAAGCATGGCAAAGTGTTACTGATAGAAATCCATCAAAAACATTCGCATTTAGATATATTGGTCCTAGATTATCACCTGGACAAACAGCATAAAAAAACCCACTCATATGAGTGGGTTAAATTTTTTAAGAAGTTCTTATTTTTTAGGTTCAGATTTCTTAGGTTTAGCTGGTTGTTTAGGTTTAGCTTCTGTTGATGGCTTTGATTTAGGCTTAGATGCTTTTTGAGTAGAAGGCTTTTCAGACTTCTTCTCAGTAACTTTTACCTCAGCTGGCTTTTTAACTTTAGCTTTAATTTCTTTAGCTGTTGTTACTTTTTCAGATTTTTTCTCTTCAGCTATTTCAGCCAAACGAGTCTCAATCGCTTTAGTTGCCGCATCAACATCAATATTAGCAATTTTTTCTTTAATTGCTTCTACCGCTTTTTCCTCAACCTTCTCGATGACAGGTTCAACTTGTTTCTCAGCTTTGCCAAACCATGCCTTAATAGTATTCCAAATACTCATAATTTTAAGATTATTTTTTAGTATATATACAAAAGTTTATTTTCCCTCTATAAAAAACCTCAAAAAAATAACAATTTAAACATAAACCATTATTTTATATATAACTAAGAGATGAAGTTTAGATATGACAAAGAAAAAGAAGAACTAGTTGTATCCGAAGCCTCAAGAATTGAATATCATCAATTAGGGCTTTGGCTAACTCGTCACGTTAAAGGATATCGATTTATGCCAGCCTTCAAAATGGGGGTTTGGAATGGACAGCAATCTTATTTTAAAAATGGAAGAATAAGTTTAGGTCTATGGAAAGAAGCCATGAGAGGTTGTAAAGAAATTGATGCACCTTTTGTTTTAGAAAATAAAGAAGACTTTCCAATCAATCGTGATGTTACTTTAGAAAGTGTAAGAGAGTTTTGTAAAGATTTTTTCAAAACACATAAAGTTAGAACTAAATCAGGCGAATGGATACCATTCATGCCATATGATCACCAAATAGAATCAGCCTACAAGATATTAAAGAATAGATATTGTATGGCTGAAGTTGCTACTTCTGGTGGTAAGTCACTTATAATATCAATTGTTTTATTTTACACTCTAAGAAATATAGATTCAAAGGCTAAGTTTTTAATAATTGTTCCGTCAATTACACTTGTTACTCAATTTTATGATAACATTGTTGAATATAACATGGGTGTTAATAACATATTAGAAATGAGAGAGAAAAAAATAGACCATATTTTAAATGACTCTCACCTACCTTGTGATATTAGAATCGAAGAAGTTATGTCAGAAAGACCTCGTAAGTGGTCCGGTACCTTAGATGCTAATGTTTATATTGGTACATATCAATCTTTAGAAAAATGGCCCAAAGAGTTTTTTCAACAATTTCATACGGTTATAACAGATGAGTGTTTACACCCAGATAGCTTAATAAATATGTCTGATGGTTCTTTAAAAAAAATATCAGATATTAAAATAGGTGAATATGTCAAGACCATTAATGAAACTACTAAGGAAATTGAAGATAAAAAAGTTGAGTATATTTATGAAAATCTATCCATATTAAATGAAATGTATGAAATTGAGATGGAGGATGGTAAAATATTAAAAATTACTGGAAATCATAAAGTTTATACAAAGGAATATATTTGGAAAAAGGTAGAAAATTTGTCTGAAAATGATGAAATTATAGATTTTAATTTTAATATATAATTAAAAAACAGAGACACATGGAACAAAGCCAAAAGGATAAAATATATGAACTTATAAATAGAAATAAATTTAGTATATTTAATAAAAAAAATAAAGAAGAAAGGCTTTCATCTTTTTTAAGAGATAATCATATAAAAATACCTATTGAAATTAATATTTATAATGTAATTTCTTATTTGAAAAATATTGATATTAAATGTAAAATAGATGGATGTGATAATAATAGAATATTTCTAGGTATTAGAAATGATAATAGAACAGAATATGGATTTAAAAAATTCTGTTCCAAAGAATGTGAGTATAAGGGAATATCTTTAAGACAAAGAGGTAGTAATAATACTTGCCATAGAATGACCGAGGAAAGTTTTAAATCTATGTGTGATAAAAATTCAATTATTATGAAAGAAAAAATAAAAAATGGAGAATTTACACCAAATATAACAAATAGTTGGAATTATGGCACATCATATCTTATAATTAATAATAAAAAGATTAAATATAGATCTTCTTGGGAAGCATTCTTTCATTTATGTAATATTGAACTAGAATATGAAAAAATGAGAATTGAATATGAATATGATAATAAATCACATACTTACATTGTTGATTTCATTGATAGAAAAAACAAAAAGTTATATGAAATAAAACCAAGTTCTCAATTAAATAAAAAAATAGTAAAGGTAAAAGAAGAATATTGTTTAAAATGGTGTGAGAAAAATGACTATGAATTAGTTTTTATAACAGAAGATTGGTATATTAAAAATTTAAACAAATTCAAAATACTTTTAGAACACCAACCTGATGGTATAAATATTTATAAAAAATTAAAAAAGTTTGATGAAAATTAAAAAAATTAAAAAAATAGAACATAATGACAATGTTTATAATTTAAGAATAGAGGACAATCATAATTATTTTGTAGATGGGTTATGTGTTAGTAATTGTCATCAAGCAAAAGCCAAGTCATACATTAATATACTTGAGTCGACATTCAAACATGCCTATTCTAGATTTGGTGTCTCCGGAACCACACCTAATGATGATACTTGTGAGATACTAACTATCCAATCTGTTCTTGGTCCAAAAATTACTGAGGTTTCTGCGATGGAACTTAAAGAAAAGGGTATTATTACACCAATGGATATTAAAGTTGTTATTATGAATCATGAGGATTTAGATTTTGATGATAGAATGACTCAAATTAGAAAGGGTGGTTATGGAAAAGAGGCTTTTGAATTAGAAAAAGATTACATACACCAGTCTGGTAAAAGATTGGAGTTTATTAAAAAGATTGTAAATAAATGTGATTCAAATACTCTTTTATTATTTCATACAATTGAATATGGACAACAAATATACAACACATTAAGTAAAGACTTAACCGATAAGGAGTTCTATTATATTGATGGTGAGATATCTGGTAAGAAGAGAGAAGAGATTAAAAAATTAATGGAAGTAACTGATGGTAAAGTTAAAGTGCTTGTTGCTTCTTATGGTACATTATCAACCGGTGTTTCTATTAATGCTATTTTTAATGTTATTTTTGCTGACTCATTCAAGTCTGAACAAATAATTATACAGTCAATAGGTCGTGCGCTTCGTCTTCATGATGATAAAAAGAAAGCAACTATTTTTGACCTTGTTGATGTTTTTTCAAGTAAAAACTTTGCAAATATTCTTTATAAACACTTTAGAGAGCGTGAAAGATTCTACAATAAAAGGGGTTATCCCTATAAAATAATTAAGGTCAATATTTAGACCGGAATACCACTCATTTAATATATAGTTCAATGGCAACTAATATTGAAATTACTAAAGTTAATAATAAGGGTGGTGTAGTAGGAAGTTATGATACTCTTGTTCTTAGTGTATCTCCTAGAAAGGTTAAGATTTTTGGTGAGTATGATACTACTAAAGCACCAAGTGGTGGAGGTGGTGATGCCTTACATTCTTTTGAATCAAGAAAGATAGATAAGTTTGGTGGTAGGATGAATACTGCCGTTAATAAAGTTTTACTCGATTTCTACTCAAATGGTGTAAATCCAAGTATTGAATCAATCAATATAGATATGGGTCCAACTCTTAAAGGACCTGTTGTCAAATGGGAGGTAATAGTATCTGAAAGTAACGATGGTAAAGCATGGGTTGGACTTACAAGTAGAGGTGGTGCTGCTTCTAATAGTGAATCTAAAAGTTCTTTAGATGCTAGGGTAAATAAAGCGGTTTCTGATAAAAAGGCTTCTTTGCCTAGTGAATTTAATGAAAAAGGTCCGTATGATTTTAAAACTGTACTTGACTATTATAATTCAAAGGGTTCTGGTTTGGGCGGTATAAGACAAGTTTTCTTTGCTTATACAAGACCTGCAACTTATCCACCATTGGGTTCCGGATCATCTGGTACAAGTGGTACATCAGGAACATCAGGAACAAGCGGTACATCGGGTACTAACGGTACATCTGCATCCGATGCAGCAACAGAGCCTATACCAAATACTAATAAAGGTAATCTAATAACAGGTAAAGTAACAATCACTAAAAAAAGTGGCCCTGGTGAGCTTACTGGTGAAAATGTAATTGAATTAACAGATCCCAATAATCTAGGAACATCTAGTGCTGTTTTTAAGGAACTTCAATTTACAAAAGAAGGCGATTATGTTTTAAGTATAACATGTTCATCTGAAGAGGTTGAACCTATGGAGTTAAAAGTTACCGTTTTGAAACCTGATGATATAATTGCTCAACCTGAAAGCAAAGGAGATGAGAAAGATAAGAAGCCTGTAGATGGAACTAGACCAATAATATCACAGATTGATAAGCCTACTATTGTAGTGCCTGAGATTAAAATGAACCAAGACCAAGCTGGCGCCTCAGGTCAGCAGAACTACACAGAGGGTATGGGTTATACACCTTTAATTTGGTATAAGGCTTATGCTATAGAAGATAGAAATTTATTCTCAATGAGACTATACCACGTTGGTTTAGTTCCAAAGATTGAATTCACATTCGAAGATACAAAAGACTTACTAAGAGGAGCAGGAACACCAACAGATGACTCAACTATTGAACTATTTTTAAATTCAACTTCTCAAAATCTAAAATCAATACATATGATTTTTAAAATGGAGAGTTTTAGACAAGTTCCAGGTAAATCTCAACAGAAATACACTATTGTTGGAACAATAAATGTTCCTGGATTATATGTACCTAATAATAATACTTATAAAGGAACCTCATTTAATGCTTTAAGAAATATATGCAAAGAGTTGGGTATAGGCTTCAACTCAAATATAACCGACACTAAAGATGATATGTCTTGGAGAAATACTTTTTTGAAGCCATATCAGTTTATGGAGGATATTATCTCAAGATCTTATATATCTGATGAGGCATACACAGGTGGTTACATTGATTACTATTATTGTTTTAACTATGTTGATATTGAGAAAGAAATGAATCGTGATGCGAGTAAGGATCTTGGCGTTAATACATCTGCACTTTCAGAACAAACTAAAAAAGATGAATCAGAAAGAATTATACCTTTGAAACTAACAACTGAAGAAGGTCAAAATTCTAGCTGTCTTTACATAAGTAAATATGAGAAAATAAATGATTCTACTAAAAAATCACTAAAAGAAGGGTATGCTACTGTTACTAAATTCTATGATAGAATTAAAAAACAGTTTTTAGTATTTACTGTTGATTCAACCACTTCTGATGGTAGCAAGAGTATTATTTTGAAAGGTGCTGAAGGAGACGAAAAGTACAAAAATGAAAATGTTAAACACAAATTCATGGGTAAGTTGGACACTGATAATGTGCATCAGGACTTTAATTACGCGGCTACCCAAAATAGAATAAATCTTGATAACTTAAATAAAATAGCTATAAAAGCTACATTACCAAATGCCAATTGGAACTTATATAAGTTTCAAAAAATTGATGTTAATATTATGACACCAGCGGGCACAATCAATAATCCAAGTCAAATGGATTGGAGATACTCTGGATATTACATAATAGCAGATATTGAGTATGTTTGGAATGGTAAAAAAATGTCTCAAAATCTAAGGCTTATTAGAAAAGAGCTTGGTAAAACACCTGAAGAAATTAAAAATGACCCACCTCAAAAACCAAAACCAGAGGCTAAAGAAAATAATCCTAATCCGGTGCCAGGTTTAACATCTTCTATTGTCCCTGCTCCAAACTCAGTCTATAATGTTGGTCAAACTTACTTGGTTCAAGACAAGCAAGGAAATAGATATGAATTGACAGTAAATAGCTTATCGGAAAATGGCATAGAAGTAAAGGGAATACTAAAAAGTATAGTAAATACACAAACTAAAACTCAATAATTATGGCAGATAACAATACACCACAAGCACCAACAGGGGATATTAAAATATTTATTGATAAATTTAACACTGAGTTAGATATAGCTATAAAAGGTCTAAGTGATATACAGTCTAACTTAAAAAATATTTACGCTGATGCTATAGCTATAACTAGACCGAGAATGGGAACTTGGCCAAAAGATGCTAGTGTCAAGACAATAGGTGATTTATTTAAATATACCTTTCCTGATATAACAAAGGAAACTTTTATATCACCGCCCAAATATATCCAATCAAATGGAGTCTCAAGTTATATTGATGAGAGTAAAAAAGCAGATTATGATTCGTGGAAGGAAGATTTTAAGACTGATCCTACTATAAATGAAATGTTTAATAATATTAAAAGTGGATTAAATGCTAATAAAAAAATTGAAGATTATAACGAAATAAAAAAGCCTGGTGTTACCAATCCTAGTCTATACTCTGCTGGTCAATACTGGTTTGATATTTTTATGAAAAATGTATTAGATGAGAGCGGTCCTATATTTGGTGAAGGATCATCTATACATAGTTATGCTAAAGATATCGGTTTATCTGCATCAATTTCACTATTTTCAACTTCTGGTGATATCGAAGATGGAAAACTTGACTATAAAGATTTTTTTGAATATATTATACTAGATATTGATAATGATATAAGAAACTCAACCGGAATTGATATCAATTTAAAATCAAATTCAGGTAGTGGTAATTTTTCTGGTCTAAGAGTTCAATACAAATCTGGACTAATAGATGAATTAAAAAAAGATCCAAAGTTTGATATAGACAGAGGTACTGAAGTTACCGCTGCTAATCAAGGGTATTTTAAAAGACCAGTTGGTGAGTTTATAGGTCACTATGATCAGATTTTATTATACAAGGCTATGATTCAAGCCGGTGATAATTACAAACCTATTGTTTTACCACTTAGAGAATTAAAAGTAGAAACATCAACCCCAGACCTAATATCTCCTCCATTACCTGTTACAAAGCCAGACACTCAGGAGATTACATTTAATGTTGAGAAAAAGGACACTTTCATAGTTGTCGGTGGGACAGTTAGTCCTCCTTTAGAACTTATAATAGTACCAAATGATGGAACTGATTACATATTCGAAGACTTTAAACAATTAAATATCGATGAGCTTAGTGATGAATATACAGAAGGTGAATTTATGGGTAGTGAGGAAGATATATGGACTCCACCACCAGCTCAAGGCTATCCTTCCGTTGATACAGAAACATTAAATAGTCTAAAAGGTGTTGATCCAAATAATCCTGGAAATCTAACCACTGATAGTGATGCTAAGTATCCAGTATCTAAAGACAAAGATGCTAACATTAAAAATCTAACCACTGATAGTGATGCTAAGTATCCAGTATCTAAAGACAAAGATGCTAACATTAAAGAGCTTATTAATCAGGCTAAAAAAGCAGGAGTGACTAATAAGTATGCTATCGTTGCTATGCTTGCTATTATAAGTAAGGAATCTGGATTCGTTCCTAAGAGTGAGTTTTCTTACAGAAATACATCAGGTGCGAGATGTATCAAAATATTTGGAAAACGTGGCTTAACTGAACAACAATGGGATGAGTTAAGAAAAGATGATGTTAAATTCTTTAATTTTATATATGGTAATAAATATGGAAACGGATCTAGTGATGGTTACAAGTATAGAGGAAGAGGTCTTAATCAAATTACATTTAAGGCTATCTATGAAAAATATGGTAAAGCCACTGGATATGACATTGTTAGTGATCCAGATCTATTAAACACAATAACAGTTGCTGCTGCTTGCGCTGTTGAGTATTTTAAAAGTGGAATAAATGGTGCTCCATCAAATATTAAAAGTCAATATAACTTCACAAATATAAATTCATTTAAGAATCTAGACGATGCTACCGGTGCTATGTATCACTGTAATGCTGGATTTGGTCATTCTTATTCTAGTATATTGGCTGATAGTACTGGTGGTAGGGCAAAGGCATTTAAAAACGCCGGACCTCTTTACAATACCTATAGTTCTCAAATAGCATAGAACATGTAAATAATTTAATATATACATTATGAGTTTATTTAGTAAGGATAAAAAAGAAGGAGATGTTTCTATCGATAAGGCAAAAGGGACTATAGCCGGTGTTTTTAACTCTATTTCCGGAGTTAATAGAACTATTAATGGTTCGCCTATTGGTTTAATTGATAGAAATGGTAAAAGACAATCTCCTGGATTTACACCAAACAGTAATTATGTAACTGATATATTAACAAGTGACAATGACACTTGGTATGGTGCTTTATTAGAATCTCATCCTGATTATACAGGTAAGTCTGGTTGGTATCAATATAATAAAAAGACAGGAACCAAACAAGATCTATCTACATCTGAAAGATTTGATAAATCTAAGGTATATCCAAATTTTAAAGACGATGTTAAAGATCCATATCAACATTATTCAACTAGAGATTATTATTTATTATTCAATGACTCTTCAACTGACTATTTTAAACATGGCTTACATGTGATAGATAATAAAACACCTTTAAGATCTGATAAAAACGCAAGAGAAGCTTGGGATGGACATGAGGAAGGAACCCCTTTGAGACTTGATAATGTTTTAAGAGATAATACAGGTATGGGTGGTACTCCTTATGAAAACACAGACCCTATACTTTTTGGATTTGAAGTTATCATAGATGCTGTTAGTTCTCCTTTATTAAATGGTGCTGTTGAGGACTTCATAGCTCAATTTAGTAAAATAAGCGAAGTTGGTGCTAGAAAGTATGTACTTGCAGACTTTAAACAACAGTTTATAAAATTATTCAAAACAAAAGGCAATGTTTTTATTGATCAAGAGTCAAATGGTCAAATTAAAACATCAATAACAACATCAAATTTTGCTAATTCTGATTCACAGACAAATGTTTTTGAACCAGGTAAAAAGGCATATATGTCATACTATTTAAAGAAGATACAAGGACTTGAGATGTTATTAGAGTCAAATCAACCTGCGAAAAAGAAATACTTAACCGATTATAGAAACGATGTTATTAAATTAACATTTAATGAAGATGTATCAAGTAACATGGGTACGTTATCACACTTGTATAAACTTTTATACTGGTCCAAATCAAGCGGTAAAAATATAATTCCTGAAAATCTATTAAGATTTAACTGTGATATTGTTATATCCGAGGTGAGAAATCTGAATAGAGTTAGAAAAGCCATGGATACTGGAAACTTAGAAGTAATTAAAGATAACGTAAGTAGATTTATTTACTCTCTTAAAGAGTGTCAGTTCTATTTTGATCAACCAGCACATGATAGTGAGATTGATATGTCACAAGGAACAAAAGAATTTGACCAATTCGTAGTTACTATGGATTATAAATACGTCACGTCTAAATTTGAAAGATGGGTTCCAGATGCTCAAGGATTTGGTACTTATGTTGGATATAATAATGGCGCACTTTGGAAAATTGGCAATCCTGGCTCTAGAACAAATCAAACCGGTGTAAATGCGGGTACTCTAGAAGATAACTCTGTTCCTAAATTCTTTACCGCAGGACTAAATACATTTAAATACAATGGAGTAAAAGCTCCAATTGTTTTAGAGTCATATACATACACAACAAATGATCCTATAGACAACATAACAAATTCAAATAAAAATCCAAAACCAACTGGCTCTGGAAACACTGGTGATGAGACAGAAGGTAGTAATGAAACTTCAAAAGATTCAAAAGGTGCTAGAACATCAAAGGCAAAAAATGCATTTGAGACATTCAAGCAGAATTCTAAAAAAGCCAGTCAGAAATTGGCAAAAAATCTAGAGAAAGCTGTTAAAAATGAATTAACTTCTCAAGTTAATGTTAGGCTTAGACTGTTAAATAACACACTTGATAAAATCAGAAACGCTTCTGGTCTTGGAAGAATGAGAGAACCAACAAATATTTATAAAGTCCCATACTTCTATGAAGGTATATCAAATGGTTTAGGTGGTCAAGTTTCTAGTAGATTCTTTTATGACGTGCATAATTCACTTAGAGACTTTGCTGGTGAATCAGTTGGTGGAAAATTAGGTGGCATGTTAAAAGGTGGTAGTAACGATGTTGGTTTATTTGGTAAATAATTTTTACCACAAATCTTACTATTTTTTATATATAATTTAATCATGCAAGTAGAAAGTGGTAAAACTTATGTAGGTGTCGTAGAAGACAATAATGATCCTAAAAAATTAGGAAGGGTCAAAGTCAGAGTATTGGATGTTTTTGACAATACTAAACTTGAAGATATACCTTGGGCAAACCCATGGAAAGATCTATCTGGAGACGAATTTAAAATACCAGACAACGGTAAAATCGTAACTGTTGTTTTTGAAAACTCTGATATAAATAGCCCAGAGTTTATATTCTCAGACCACCATAATATAAATTTAGAAAAAAAGCTATCACAACTAAGTGAGGCTGATTATCTTTCTATGAAATCTCTTTTATTTGATCATAAAACACAGGTTTATGTAAATGAAGGAGAGGGTCTAAAATTAGATCACAAATTTAATTTGATTAATATTAAAGACAAATCAATTGATATTAATTTAAAAGATAATTTCGGTAAAATTAATTTAGGAACTGCAAACTCAACTCAAAGAACAATTCTCGGTGATAACTTCTTAAACTGGTTTGATGACTTTGTACAAATATTAATGGGTTCTAAAGGGGGTCCTTTCTTAGGAAATCTCGGTGCTCCTGTTGTGGCAACTCCGGCACTTTTAGGTAGCTTACAATTATATCAACAGTTAAAAGATCCTAAATTTTTATCTAAGAACGTTTATGCTGTTGATAATGAAAATGTTGCGAAGTTAGAAAGAATTGCCGAAGGTCAAAAAGGTGATACTTGGCAATCCACTGTTAAAAATAACGAGGTTACGTCAAAAGAACCGGTTCCTTTTACACCAACAGATGGCTCAACAAACACAACATTTGATCAACCACCTGCTAACACACCTATTTCACCTACGCAATCTACTACGGCTAATAAGCCTGATTCTAAACCTAAACCATCTGAAAACCCAGATGTTGCTATTATAATACAGTTGTTAAGTAACAAAAAGTATAATTTATACCAAAAAGTAAATGAGGTTAATATAATTGCTGTTAGAACTCAATGTCAGTCATTAGGTGATAAATATACTGACCAGTTTGTTGATAAACTATATGTTATGTTTAAGAAGGAGGATAATTCTTGGGAACTAAAACAATATATGATATCTACGGTACCTGGTCTTGAATTTACAGTTACTGAAAATTGGCTAACTGAGAAAAATTTAAATAAAGCAGATAATTGGAAACAAACAGTTGGTAAAAAAATCTATATGAAGGACTATGCTAATGTTATTGGTAATGTGAATGGTGATGTTAATTTCAAAGATGGGTTGCCAATATTAGTTCCATCTCAATATATTGATGTTTATTACTTATCAGAGTATAGAGGTGCTAAGGCATTTTTAGTTGTTAATGGTGCTAGTCAATTAGTATGGAGAGATAATGATACAAATAATATAGATACATTTAATCCACATAACTATACAGCTCCTGAGTTATTAACCCCGACAGCTTTTAATGATAATGGATTGAAGTTACATCGTGGTTATCCAGGTGGTAAGAACGTAGGTAACTGGTCTGAAGGATCTCAAGTTTTTTCTACAGCTGAAAATTTAAACGAATTTTTTGGATACTGTGAAAAACATAAAGATAAATACGGTAATAAATTTACTTATACTCTTGTTACAAAAAATGATTGGGATGAAGCTGCTAAAAATGTTGATGCCAATAAATCAACAGATGCTTTTAGTGCTACTCAAAGTCAGATTTCTCAAAATACAGCGACTCAGAGTTCTCCTGTTCAAACCAACACAGGCGGAACATCAAGTAATACTTCAAATGCTAATGTAAATAACACTAACGGATCAACATCAAGTGTAGCAAACAACGAATCAACACAGTATATAATTGGAATTTTAAATCCTAATTCTGAGGCGGCTAAAAAGATTACAGGTACTATTAACATTAGTAAATCTGGACCAAATAGCACGGCATCTGGTATCATAACTGGACTTCCAGACGGTAGCACGATTGGTCCTATATTAGGTAGCTCTTCATCTACTGCATCAAATGACTCTTTAGTTCAAGAATTAATAACAACAATTGAGAATACGATCATGTCCATGTATCAAGTGAAGATTAAGTTGGTCGTGATAGATAAAAAATAATCTTATAATTAATATATAGGATTATGAAACATCTTAAAAAATTTGAAATATTTGAATCAAAATCTTCTAAAAAATCTAAATCAGAAGAAATGATTGAAGATTTTAAAAAAGAATATGGTACAGAACTCGATCCCAAATTTGAAGTTGAACAGATTAAGTTGTTAAAAACTGCTTTTGGTAAATTTGATAAAAAGTTTATTAAGAATAAAATTGACAAAATCATTCTTAAAGATTTAAATGGTGTCCATGGTAGATGGACTGATAATCCTAAAACAAAACAAATGACTCTTAATCCAAGTATATTTGAATTCAAAAAAGAATTTGAGAATGGTATTAAAGATATTCCTTATAAATTATTTGTGCTTGTTCATGAAATCGGTCATTGCATAGACCATATAGAGAAAGTATCTTTTTCTAAAACTTGGCAAGCTATATCTGGCTGGAAAAGACTAGATAGAGATAAAGAAGTTCCTGAAGGCTATGCTAGATATGTTGAAAAAAGAAAAGGTAGAGAAATAGCAGGACCAAAGAAATCAAATTGGATTCACAAAATAGATGCTGACTTTTGTAGAAAATACACATCAAGAAATCCAAGAGAGGACTTTGCAGATTGTTTTGCATTCGGTGTATTTGGTAGTTGGGATAGATTTAAAGGTGAAGGCGGTGAAAAGAAAATGGCTATTATTAAGAAGTTACTTCAGATAATAGACTAAACAGCATTAAAGTCACTTACTTGAATAGTTTCCCTATTGAAAACAAATACTCTGATTCCTGAATTACTAGCATTATTAAACAATCCTATATCTTCAGACTTTTTCCCCCAAGAGTCTTTCCAATTACTCTTAATCATGTTATCTATATTTGTTGTTGAATCTAGTATATCAATACTATTAGATAATGTATTAATCCTGATGGCGTAATTTACTTTTAACATTTTAAGCTTCAAATGAATGTCTTCAATATCCTCAATTAACTCATCTAAATCTCTGTATTTGATTTTAACAAAATCAACTATATAACAACCCCATTCCCATTCTGGATAATCTTCTATTTCAGAAGTTCTATCAGATAATGGTTGTACACAATCTAAAACATCTTGATGATTTGTATTTATAGAATAGGCGTTAAAAAATGAATCTTGAGAACCATCATCAACAACATTTACGAAATATTCAGCATAGTCCTCAGTGATACAATCTATTAATCCATCTAAAGCAGACTTAGTGTGATTACTGAAAATACCCTCACCTGGTGGTGGTGTATTAGCTTTAAGATTACTTTCAATATGTTCTATTAAGGGTTTGAATATTTCATCCCAATCAACAGGATTAACTAATGGATGTTTAGTCCAAAGTTCTTTTTTAGATTCTAATATAAGTTTAGAGAATTTTTTCAT